CATTTATGATCCCCAATATACTTTTTCGTTTCTTTTGTAAAACTTTAAATTAACTTTTGAATCTTCGGATATAAAGTGTGCGTCTTTAAAATAAAGATAATTATTTGGATATAATGCAAATTGACCGTTTTCCAATTCAATTAAATTGAGCGGTTTATGTTCTTGCGGATATTTACTAAACCCGTCTTTCCAATCAATAATTATTCCAGTATGTCGCGCTGAAACTTTTATTATTTCTCTTGTCGCGCATTCAATACCTTCTAGGTATTTAAAATGAACACAATCTATTTGTTCTCCCATAGTCGCCCAAGGCATTAATACTTCATGAGAATAAGAATAATCATTTTTAGTTGATATAGCTTGAATTGGCAAGCCGCTCCAATGTGCGCCGCTTTCTAATAAGACATGACAAGATAAAGTTTGATTAATTCTTCCAAACACTCCATGCCAGATTCCTTCCGTGTGTCCATCTGGCATTTCGTCGCCAAGATGCTTATTGTTAACCTTAATGTATAAATGGAAAGGAAGATTTGAATGCCTTGACACAACTTAAACTCCTGAACTTCCAAATCCTTTTTCGCATCTTACAGAAACGTCAAGATTTTCAACTGTCTCCCAATTTACAGAATAACACTTTTCAAATATAATTTGCGCGATTCTATCTCCAGCATTAACTTCAAAATCGAAGTGTTGATCTGTATTGTAGAGGATAACTCCAATGTCTCCGCGATAATCAGAATCAATAACTCCAGCCAATACGTCGATACCATTTTTGTAAGCGAGACCTGAGCGAGGAGCAATTCGTCCGTAATATCCTTCAGGAATTGAAATAGAAATATTAGTCTTCACCAACTTTCTTCCTAAAGTATTCACAAGAACTTCTTCTGCTGCATACAAATCGTAGCCAGCAGCATGTTTTGATCCTTGCGTTGGAATTTTAGCTTGTTCTGATAATTTTTTAATTTGAATATCCATACTATTCTTTTTCTTCTGTTCCGTCGTCGTCGTCTTCATCGGCCTCTCCAAATTCAGAATCGAATTCTATATCAGCGATATTAATCATTTTTCTCTCTTCTGTCAAGAGCCAGTTTTTGATTTGACCATAAATTGCGAATTTATTTCCTAATCCAAAATAAAGAGATTCAGTGTCTTCAATATTCTTATTTATATCAACATGCCTTGTTAAAAAAATTTGAACCGTGTCGTATCCTTCGGAAAGTTCCTTCACGCATTTCATTATTTGTTTATGAGATCTTTCTTCAGATTTATTGTTCATTCTTTTGTATTATAAAATGTTTCCATGAATAATGATTAATATTTCTAATCGAAGATTGATATGGAACTTTACAGGGCTTTGAAGAAGGTTTTTTAATTAATTTAAGCCCCGCTTCTTCTGGAGTCTTATTGCCTTTCATTGAATTAATTTCTTTATCGCAAAGAACTAGATTGTCCCAAGAATCTTTTCCTCCTCGCGATCTTGGAATTATATGATCAATCGAAGCTTTCTTTTTAACTTCGTCTGGAGAAAACTTTTTGCCAGAATATTGACAAGTGTAATTATCTCTTTCGGTGATTCGGTCATGACTCAATTTCACTTCAGGCATTGGAATAGCATTATAATTTTTGCAAATAATAACGGTTGGAATTTTAATCGTCATTTTCACAGAAGAAATAGGCAGATCATTTTCAGATACGGGAATGCGAATCCAGTCTTCCCAAGACAATACTTCAAAGATGGGGTCTCCGTTGTTCTCCTGAATGTGAAGAGCTTGATAATCTCCTGAGTATAAACAAGAGATTGCGTCAGTCACAGATTTGGTGCCGATTGGAATCCAGCTTTTATTAAGGCACAGAGTAATTACTTTGCTTGTTAAAAGCATTAATATAGTATATACCCATTCTCTTTGTTGTCAACCCAATTTACTTCTTCATTTTCAGAAGCTTTTGATTTTTTAGCGCGATCAAAAGTGGTTTTGCAGACTGCGTATCTTTGTTTTTGATTTGGAAAGTCTTTGGACATTTGGTTGTCCCCCATGCAGTCGCCAATATATTTGTCTTCTTTTTGATTTTTAGATGGTTTGGGAATAGGCATACGAAGTATTATACACAAAACCCTCACTTTTTAGCGAGGGTTGTTTTTCATTCTACTTCTATTTTATATTTATTTAAAGTTTCTTCTTTCATTTTCATCTTTATTCTTAAAACTCCTTCTGAAAGAGAAGCTTTAACAGATTTCTCGTCCAACTTCTTCGAAATTTTCAAATCTTGATTATAATTCCTGTCTTTCGTTTTCGCTTTAATTGACAAGATATTAGATTCAGATTGTTTAGTTATCGAGAGAGATAAGTCTGTTTTTTTAATTCCAGGCATATCAAGAGACAACGAATAACCGTCTTCTTCTTGTTTGAATGAATAGTTTGTTGATGAGTCGTAATAATAATTTAATGTCATATTGTTTTCTTTGTTCTCAAGGATTATAGCAAGATTCATGCCAACTTTTTCTGCGTTATATTTCATGATTTTGCGATAAATTTGAGACTATATGGCTCACTGCTGAGACAATTCAGCCAAGAGTGCCATAAATTCTCTATCTAAAATTTCTTGTTTTCTTTTTTCTTCTTGTATTTGTTTGTACAAATAAAACAAATCTTTTTCAGATGTGGTAGATTCGATTTTTTCTTCTAGCCATGTTAGGCTTTCTTCTAATCTGCCTAGTTCTTCGTAAAAATAATTAATTTTTTTTATCATTTTTCACCTGTACGTCTATGTTAGACTTTTTAAAAAATCCTTCGTTGTAAAGGTAATTAGCAATTAATAAAATTTCTTTGTCAGAAACGTCATTTACTGAGTCGTAGATAACTAATTTTTGACCAGTTACTTTCATTTTTAAATTATTTATTTTGAAAGTTTTCACCACAAGTATTTACACCGAAATCTTCTATTTCTACAACATCATCTAATAACTCTTTTGATTTGTCAAGAATTTTAATTCTGTTCTTTTCCACGCACAGTATCTTTTTAAACTGATCGAATGCTGTGTTCAATTGAGTTTTTGGGGTGCCGCAATTACAAGAAGAAAAATCTCCGTTATAAAGTGTGGCTATTTCATCGTTCAAAATAGAAAAATGCGCTGGATTGTTTTTGACAAAATTGAAAAAATAATCTAATTTAATTTTCATTTAATTAAAAATTTATAAATCAAGTAAGAAAAACATGCGGCGCAAACGCCTTCAATAGATCTATAATAAGCTATACTGATCCAAAATGAAAAACAGATTGGGCATGTGATTAATTTTGACAAAAAAGTTTTTTTCTTTAATATTATGTAATCTGGAAAAGACAGATTCATTTGTTTTTGGATTGTGAACTCTTCGTATTCTTTAAATATTTTAGTTTTCTTCAATATCCAGTATGTATAATCATATAAAGCGTTGGTCTTTAGCCATATAAAAGTTAAATACCCTATCACTGTAGAAATTAATATTAAATTCATACCTTTATTATGACCACTTTAGAAGCATCTTTAAAACTATTTAATTGGTTTTCTGAAAAAGATTACTTTAATTATCCGAAAGATTTAAATAAACTTTTAGTTATTCACGAAAATGATAACGACAAGTACCCTGTGATCGCGGCTTTGAATAATTTTTTAACCGAAGAATTCGTATCTTGTGAAGCGAATTTAACTGGAGATAGAATTTATTTTTTAAATAGAAAATTAGATCAGATCGAGCAGGAAGTTAAAATAAGCGGAGCGTTGGCTTGCAGCATCGCAGACAGAATCAACTGGTTTTGCCAAGAAGTCATCAAAGATGACTCTGAAATTTGCGACCCAAAAGAGGTGAAAACTGGGGATTTATGGAACATTTTGAACATTTTAGATTTTTTGAGAAAAGAAGTTGACAAGTCTTCCAAGCAGGAGTAAGTTCACGACAACCGATTACTAGCTTGCTGGGAATCCAGCGTGAACCGTAAGAGACATCAGACCCGTAAAAAGGCATCGATCAAGTGAAGCTAAGAACTTCAACGTTATTTCGGGAAAAAGCGGCGTTCGCAAGACGAGATCGACAGGACTACCTAGAAGGTGGTACGAGCAATAAAAAAAGTTCAATCGGTTTTTTGGCGGTACATATTTATTTAAGTTGATAGCTAGGCTCTCCGAAAGAGGGCTGAAAACCTACGAAATAGGCCGCGAAGAACTGATTTGGCTTGAATAATGTCGTTTATGATCTAATATAATTAAATATTAGAGATGGTTCATTTTTAAGCGTTGGTTTCATGTTAACATTTAATAAATTAAACTTCGGTTCTCGTACAATCCTTGGATTGTCCGGCGTAGCCGGTAGTGGAAAGGATACGTTCTTCTCTCTGCTATCGCAGAAACTGTCGTTTCAAAGATTCGCCTTGGCGGATGAATTAAAAATTCTTACAAGGAAAGACTTATTAAAAAAATACAATGTTGATATTTTAAACTGTACGAGAGACGAGAAGGACTTGGTTAGAAACGACCTCGTCCTTTTTGCGAAGCAAAAGAGATTGGATTCTTGCGGAAAGTTCTGGACAGATATTTTGTCTAAAAAGATACAAGAATCTTCTGCTAAGTACATTTGTATAACAGATATTAGGCACAACTGGTTTTCAAAAGATGAAGTTTTCTGGTTGAAGAACATATTAGGTGGAAGATTAGTAGACATTTCGTCTTACGATCCAATCAACGGAAAGTTTGTTCAACCTCCCAATGAAGAAGAAGAGTTTCATTATCCAGAAGTTAAAGCCGCCGCAGATTATTATGTAATTTGGCCCAAAGTTTCTGATATTAAAAAGCTTGACTTATTTGTAGATCAGTGTATTTTGGACTTACATTTAACATGAAAGTGTTTACACATCTAACAGATATCGACTTAATTAAAGTAATCTCAGAAGAGAACTGCGACGATTGTTTTAAAGAGTTGGTTTCTAGGCACGAAAATTTATATTATAAAATATGCCACGGGTATATGACAGCTTTAAAAAGGTCAGGGGTGTCAAGTGAAGATATTTTGTCTGATAAGATGTTCGTCTTTTATAATTCTCTTTGTTCTTTTGATGCTGAAAAAAATGTCAAATTTTCTACTTGGCTGGCAAATCAAGCTAGATTTCATTGCCTCAACAAGATTTCCAACACGAAAAATAAATTCTTTGTTGACAATGAGGAAATTTCGCCTATTATAGATTCTGAAATCTCAATGGAAGCTTTTCGAAAAAAGCCCATTAAAGTGAATTTAGAAAACATTTTAACGGCCTTTTCTGATCTTTCAGACGAAAGAGTTTCATACGTTTTCAAGAGGAAGTATTCTGATTATAAAGTGAAGTGGAAAAACATTGCGGAAGAACTCGGTGTTACTACGCAAACAGTTTTAAATCTTCATAAAAAAGGAATAAATCTTCTTAAAAGAAAAATAAAGACCCGTAACTTAGAAATATATGAGTGATCCAATCGCAAACGATACAACTAGTAACCCACAACGCGAAGAGCTTGGAGCTTTATGGAAGCGTCAAGGAAAGAGTCAGACTTATTTGGCTGGCTATATTAACAAAGCAAACGGAGAAAAGGTCAAAATCGTAGTCTTTTCTTCTAAGAATAAGAAGTCAGAAAATCAACCTGATTTTCGCATCTATGAGTCGATCCCAATGGAAGGTCGCCCACCAGAATCAGCATCAACAACAAGCGTTCCTAAAAGCGCAGCACCCGCAACTAAAGCTTCGGCTTATGCAAGTAAGCCATTCGTAAAGAAAGCTCCAGTTGTTCAGGAAGATGATGACGGGATTCTGTAATGGATTTCGCGTTAAACATTCCAATTAATCCAGTCTCCTTTGGTCAGGTGTCTCTAGCAATACTTAGAGAAATCTACCGAAGGGGGCTGGCTCCTTCTTTACTTCCCATCGGGAACGTTAATACTTCTTCTTGCGAAGACGATCCACAATTTTTAGAATGGATCAATAAGTGTATTATTAAATATAAAGAGTCTCATACGAGAGACATCCCCGTCATTAAACTTTGGCATCTCAATGGAAGTCATGAATCTATATCTAAAAAACAGATATTACTTTCATTCTACGAATTGGACTCTCCAACTATCTATGAGAAAAATATCGCTAAAGGTAACGTCACGGTATTTACAAATAAATACACAAAAGAAGTTTTTGATTCTCATGGTATAGAAACTCATTTTGTTCCTCTCGGATTTGACGCGAACACATTCTCTAATTTAAACAAAACATTCTTTGACGACGGAAGAATTACTTTTAATGTTTGCGGCAAACTAGAGCGTAGGAAAAATCAAGTTAGAGTTATTAAAAGTTGGCTAAAGAAATTCGGCAACAATAAAAAATATTCTCTTCAATCTTGTTGTTACAACTCTTTTATTTCCAAAGAGCTAAACGCTAAAATTATAAACGATGCGCTTGAAGGAAAGAGATATTTCAACTTCAACAATCTTGAATGGATGGAGAAGAATAAAACTTACAATGAATTTCTTAATTCTGCTGATGTTGTTCTTGCTATGTCTAGTGGAGAAGGTTGGGCTATTCCAGAATTTTCTTCTGTTGCTATTGGTAAACATGCAGTAGTCTTAAATGCTCATGCTCATACAACTTGGGCAAACGAAAAAAACTCAGTGTTAATTAATTCTTCAAAAGATAAAATTGACTGTTATGATAATCTATTTTTTAAGAAAGGAATGGATACCAATCAAGGTCAATACTTTAATTATAATGAAGATGAATTTATCGCTGGATGCGAAGAAGTTATAAAGAGAGTAGAAATCAATAGAGTAAATGAAGAAGGTTTAAAACTCCAAACTGAATTTACTTACGAAAAAACAGTAGATCAACTTTTATCTTATATTTAATATGCCTATTTACTTATTTAAAAACCCTAAAACAGGCATTATTAAAGAAGTCGTTCAAAGAATGAGTGAAAATCACACTTATTCGGAAAATTCAGTTGAATGGCAAAGAATTTTTACTATTCCTCAATCTTCGATAGACACTCATATTGACGCTTTCAGTGAGTCTGGATTTAGAGACAAAACTTCAAATAAAAAAGAAACTCTTGGCGATCTGATGGATAGGTCCAAAGAGCTTTCTGAAAAACGTAAAGATATCGCTGGAGAAGATCCTGTGCAAAAAAAGTTCTTCGAAGATTATAGCAAGACTCGAAAAGGTAAAAAACACGCTAAAGATCCTTCTCGCGAAATCAAATTTAACAAAAACATGTTCTCAATCGAATGAAAATTTTATTAACCGGAATACTAGGTCAAGATGGCGCAAATATGGCAGAATATTTGCTGAAGAACACTGACGCTAAGATTTATGGAATGATTCGCAGAACATCGAATCCAAATTTAGTGAACTGCAAATCTTTTATTAACAATCCTAGGGTCGATCTAGTATATGGAGATTTATGTGACAGCGTAAGCATTCCAAGTTTAGTTCAAGAAATTAAACCTGATTATTTTATTAATTTTGGCGCACAAAGCTTTGTCGGTTGCAGTTGGGATATTCCTCTCCAAACGTTTGACGTTAACGCAACCGGAGTCGCTAGATGCCTTGAAGCGATTCGTCAATATCATCCAAAGTGCAGATTTTATTCTGCTGGAAGTAGCGAAGAGTTTGGCGACGTTGTTTATTCTCCTCAAGATGAAAAACATCCTTTCAGACCTCGTAGCCCTTATGGAGCCAGCAAAGCCGCTGCTCATCACATAGTAAAAGTGTATCGTGAATCGTATAATTTATACGCTGTTCATGGAGTCTTGTTCAATCATGAAGGAACCAAGCGTGGACCAGAATTCGTGACCAGAAAAATCTCTTTAGGAGCAGCGCGAATTCATCACGCAATTAAAGACAATCGACCTTTTACTCCAATTGAATTGGGAAATTTAGACTCAAAGAGAGATTGGTCAGATTCAGAAGATTTTGTTGATGGTGTATGGAAGATGTTAAATCAAGAGTCTCCAAAAGATTACATCCTTTCCAGCAACGAAACTCATACAATTAAAGAATTTATAAACTTGGCATTCGTTTACGCCAACATTCCATGCGCTTGGCACGGAGAAGGAGAACATAAAGAATTAAGTATTCAAACTAATTTATTATCTCTCGGAGAAGCTCAGTCTTCAGTATTAGTTAAAATTAATCCTAAATTTTATAGACCAGCAGAAGTAGAAGTTTTACTTGGCGACTCAAGCCTTGCCAGAAGAGAATTAGGATGGAAACCGAAAATTTCATTTGACAATCTCGTCGAAAAAATGGTAAAATTTGACATTGACAATTTTCAAAAATCAGAGTAATATATAAGCCCTCATCATGAGCGAATTAATTTTAACAGAAAGTTTTGTATCTAAATATAAAAACAAACAACCCAATTGGGGTTTTAACGGATTAGGATATATCGTTTACAAGCGTACTTATGCGCGGTTAAAGGACAACGGTAAGACAGAAGAATGGTTTGAAACCGTTCAACGATGCATTGAAGGCGCACAAAAAATTGGCGCACAATATACTCCAGAAGAAGCGGAGCGTATTTATGATTATGTTTTTAATCTAAAATGCAATTTTGCGGGTCGAATGCTTTGGCAGCTTGGCACCTCAACTGTAGATCGTTTTGGAGCGAATTCTCTTTTAAATTGCTGGGCGACAGCAATGCGCGAACCAAAGGCATTTCTATTTCTTTTCGAAAATTTAATGCTTGGTGGCGGTGTAGGTTATAGCATTCGCCGCGAAGATGTACACGAACTACCAAAGATTAAGAAAAGTGTAAATGTTATTCATGAAGCAACTAAAGACGCTGATTATATTGTGCCAGATAAACGCGAAGGTTGGGTTAATCTACTTTCGAAGGTGCTGGACGCTTTTTACGTTACAGGTAAATCTTTTTCGTATTCGACTATCCTTATCAGAGGATATGGAGAAGCAATCAAGGGTTTTGGCGGAAAAGCTTCTGGTCCACAAATCCTTATTGACGGAATCGATAAGATTACAAAGATCTTTCAGTCAAGAGAAAATAAAAAACTTCGTTCAATTGACGTTCTTGATATCTGTAATATCATTGGTAGTGTTGTTGTTGCTGGCAACGTTAGAAGGTCTGCTGAGATAGCTCTAGGAGATCCTGACGATATCCTTTATCTTCGCGCCAAGAATTGGGGAACTGGAAATGTTCCAAACTGGAGAGCTATGAGCAATAATACTATCTATGTAGATAGTTATGATCATATACTTGAAGAAATTTGGAAGAATGGCTATGAAATTAATAAAGATTCTGGCTTCTCAAATGGCGAGCCTTACGGATTCTTTAATTTGCCTCTTTCTCAAAAGTTTGGCCGAATTAAAGATGGTCCAATGTCAAACAATTCGATGTATCCAACAGATGCTGACAATTGCGAAATGACAAATCCTTGCGCTGAAATCAGCCTCTCTAATTACGAATGCTGCAATCTGTGTGAGCTTTACCTTAATAATATTAGCTCTAAAGAAGAATTGATCGACTGCTCCAAACTTCTTTATAAAACTCAAAAAGCTATTTCTGCTCTTCCTTTTATTCATGAAGAAACTAATAAAATTGTTCACAAAAATATGCGCCTTGGCCTTGGCGTTACTGGTGTGTGTCAGTCTCTTGATAAGCTTGATTGGCTTGACGATTGTTATATTGCTCTACGCGATTTTGACAGAACTTGGAGCAAACTTCGCGGCTGGCCTGAAAGCATTAAGCTCACGACGATCAAACCTAGTGGAACGTTAAGTCTTTTAGGAGGAGCCACTCCCGGCGTTCATCCAGCTTTCAGTGAGTATTATATGCGTACAGTACGCATGTCTAGTTCTGATAGCCTTGTACAAATATGTAAGGATATGGGTTATCATGTAGAGTTTCTTATTAATTTCGATGGAACTGAGAATCGTGATACGATTGTAGTTTATTTTCCATGCAAGACTCCTGAAGGGTCTATTCTGACAAAGGATATGAGCGTATTAAAGCAGCTAGACATGGTAAAGAAACTTCAAACAGTTTGGTCCGATAACGCCGTTTCTGTTACGGCTTATTATAAGCCTGAAGAACTTGAGCCTCTAAAAGCTTGGTTAAAAGACAATTACGAACACAACATCAAGAGTGTCAGTTTTCTATTGTTTAAAGATCACGGATTTAAACAAGCTCCATATCAAGAAATTGATGAAGCCGCGTATCTTACAGCTAGTAGTAAAGTAAAGCCTTTATCTAATATGACTATCAATAGTAATGAAATACTAGATATGGCAGAATGTTCTTCTGGAGCATGTCCAATCAGGTAAATAAAATATTAATATCTGGCGGAATCGGAGACTTTCTGCAATGCCTAGACATTGCGGTTTGTCTTCCTTCTGATTTTAAAGTTATCGTAATGACTCATTTTAAAGGGGCGGAGAAATTCTTCGCTCCTTTTTGTGACACAAAAAATTATGAGTTTATCTATTTTGATGATTTATCTTCTTATTCAAAAGCTATATCCTCTTTAGATAAATCTAATTTAACCAACTGCCCAAGATCTAAATTTATGGAGACCGCATTTCCCTATGAGGTGCAGTCTCCATTTGATAACGATAACGAAATAATTGGAATACATCCATTTGGAAGCGGCTTTGCCAAGAACGCATACAATCAATTAAATTTTCCTGAAAAAAGAATTTCAAAAGAATGCGTCGAAAAAATAATTAAAACAGATAAAAACTATTTAATTTTTGGCAGCGAGAAAGAAATTTTAGAGTTTGACAATCTCAAAGACGAGCCTAATGTATGTCTTGTCGCTCACCCTGAAATATGGGTAAGTCTAAGCCATATTCAGCTTTGCAAAAAAGTAATCGCTGTTGATAGTTCAATTAAAACAATGGCTTTAGTTAAAAAGATATCTACTTATTTGATAGTTGGAGACTTTCCTGATGAAACCAGAGACAAGTTTTTTATTAATCCTTATTTAGATTCGGAGTATTTGCAAGTTTTCTTGACTAAAAACCCCCAAAAAAATGACAAAGAAATTATTGAGTTCGTCAAAAAAGAAGTATACAAAAACAATTAATGGCGAAGAAGTGGTTTTCCAAAGTTTTGCTACGTATTTAATTGATTTATTAATAGCTGATAAATTAAATATTAGTTATCCTAGAGAAATAAAAATAGCAAAACAGCTTGGTCAAATTTGTTTAGACCAAAAATTTTGGGATTCTTTACCAGCGGAAAAAGTTAATTCTTTAAGCTTCTTTATAAAGAAGGATAATCAAGATATAATAAGGTATCAGCACGATCTATTTATTAAAAATAAATGGGTGGAATTCGTGGAAACTAAGAAAAAGACTCTTGACTTTACGAGGCAAGAAGTCATACTCTCTGAAACCAAAGTAGGCGAAGATATTAAAATAAAAAAGCCTATTTTATCATTAAAAGACTTTATTAATCATGGCTAAACTTCCGAAAAATCAAGACGCAAATACAGTGTCTTCAAAACTTTCTTCTCTAGACAAATATTTAAAAGAGAATTCAAATTATCATTTTGCATTTGACAATCCTGTTGATTATGTTATAAGCAGCGGCAGCTTAGTTCTTGATATGGAGATGGGAGGAGGAATTCGTCCCGGCGTTACACGGTCAACAGGAATTACTGAAGGAGGAAAAACCTCAAACGCCTTGGCATTCGCTAGAAACTTTCAAAAGGTACATCCTGATAACGGCGTTATCGTTTATATCAAAGGAGAAGGAAGACTTTCCAAGCAAATTATTTCTCGGTCTGGAGTAAATACCGACCCAAGTAAATGGAAGGTTATTCCTACGAATGATTTTGAATTTGTAATTGATATGATTAGGGATGTTACAAAGCTAAATCCTGATGGTCATTACTACATGTTCATTATTGATTCGTTAGATTCTTTGGTTCCAAGAAATGATATTGAAAAAGGAGCAAGTGAAGCTGACCGAACTGCTGGCGGCGCACTTCTTACATCGAACTTCTTGAGGAAGATGGCTAATTATTTTTCCGCAAAGGGACATATCTGCTTTTTGATTTCTCAAGTTCGTTCTACAATTAAAATTAATCCTTACGAAAAGGGAGATCCAAAAGTTACGAATGCCAGCGGAGGAAACGCCGCATTGCATTATTCTGATTGGATTCTTGAATTTCAACAACGTTTTCAAAAAGATATTATTTTTGGTGGACCAGATAACAAGACTCCTATTGGTCATTGGTGTAAAATTATGTTTCGAAAGACTCCAAATGAAAAAACTGGAGTAGAAGTTAAATATCCAATTAAATATGGCCGCGATAATGGCAATAGTATTTGGGTAGAGTACGAAGTTATTGAGCAGTTAAAAGCTTGGGAAATGATCGAAGCTAAAACTGCTTGGATTACTGTGAGCGACGATCTTCTAAAAGAGCTTTCTGAAAACGGATTTACCGTTCCAAAGCAAGTACAAGGTATGGACAATTTTAGAAAGCTTCTTGAAGAAGACCAAAATCTAACTACTTATCTATTTGATAAATTTATGCGAGTTTTCAAAAAATGAGATTACTTTCATTATCAGGAAAGCTTGTTAGTAAAAATGTTTCTAAATATAGAGTAGATTGGAACAAAAAATCCAGATCAAATATTCAATTTGAAGTTAAACAGTTTTTATCGCTTCATTGGGAGAATCACATCGTCTACGAAGAGTTTCCAGTGTATGGAAGCAGAATGAAGGTTGACTTTCTCAACGCTACGCGTAAGATAGCGATAGAGGTGAATGGCGCACAGCATACCTCTTTTAATAAATTCTTTCATCAAAACTCTCGCGCTAAATATCTTTCTTCAATCCGCAGGGATTATGAAAAATATGAATGGCTTATGAAAAATAATTACAAATTTATTGAGCTTGAGCAAGGAGACATGAAAGAACTTTCGGTAGATTTTATTTTCAAGAAATTCGGTATTGAAATATGACCATTTATTCACTACAAGTAGAAAAACACGTTATTGCTGGTATCTTCAAAAATAAAGATATTCTTTGCGAACTTGTAAACTTCGTCTCTGAAAAAGACTTCTACAATGAAGTTCATTCGACGATCTTTTTAGTATGCAAGAACCTTTACTTAAATAAGCAGGAAATCGATAAGGTTTTAGTAGCTCAGAAGATTAAGGATCTCGGAGTTTCTTTTAAAGATGAAATTAATATATTTGATTATGTAGAAAGTATTACTTTCGCGCAATTAAATGAAAAGGCTACTGTCGAAGCGGCGAAAGAACTTATCAAATTCCGAGTTCGAAGGGAAATGTTTTATACAGGAGAAAAGATTAAAAACACTGCCCAAAAAGCAGGTGAAGAGTCTTTAAATGATTTCATTATTAATTGCGATAAGATATATGCTGACAAAATTTCTAGCATTGAAATAGATGAGAAGCCTTGTAATTTATTTGAAACTATCGCAGAAAAGGTAGAAGATCGCGGAAACAATATTAAAGATGACACTGGCCTAGTCACTCCTTATCCAGAGTTTAACCGTCTTTATGGCGGTCTTCGTCCCGGCAATATCTATGCTATCGTATCCCGTCCCGGCCAAGGCAAAACAACTTGGATTAATGATATCTGCTTAAAGACTTCTCTTAAAAATAATGTCAAAGCTCTTATTTTAGATACCGAAATGAGCGCAGAAGAAATGCAGTTCCGTATGATTTCTTCAATATCAGGAGTTCCAATGTGGTATGTAGAAACAGGTAATTGGCGCAAAAATGCCGACATGACAAAGAAAGTCAGAGAAGCTTTAAAAAAAGTTGCAGATTATAAATACTATCATTACAGAGTTGGAAGCAAGAACATCGACGAAATTTGTTCTTTAGTAAAACGGTGGTATTACAAAGAAGTAGGACGAGGAAACCAATGCATTGTCGCTTACGACTACGTTAAGTTGACTGGAGAAAAGATCGGCCAAAATTGGGCAGAGCATCAAGTCATCGGCGAAAAAATTGATAAGCTGAAAAGATTATCTGAAGAGATAAACTGTCCAATCATCACCGCGATGCAAATGAATCGAAGCGGAGAGAACTTCAATCGTAAAGGCGCGGCAGTTGTTGATGATAGCTCTGCAATCGCATTATCTGATCGTCTACAATGGTTTGCGTCATTTGTGGCAATCTTCCGCCGCAAAACTGTTGATGAAATTGCTGTTGATGGAGAAAATTTTGGTAGTCATAAATTAGTTCCGATTAAGACTAGGTTCCAAGGTAAAGACGCTGCCGGTCATCACGACTTAGTAAAGCGTAGAAACGAACAAGGAGAAGTAGCTTATCAGAATAATTTCCTTAATTTTAATGTTAATAGTTTTAACGTCGAAGAAAAAGGATCTCTTGACGATATCGTTAAGCTCGAAAATGAACAGTTTGAATTGAAAGACCAAGAAAAAGAAGATAGCGGAACTCTATGAATGTCAAAGAAATTTTGTGTGATTTAGGTTATTCGAATATTTCAGAAGGTCCAAAAGAATATAGAATGCGCCCTATTTATAGGGATTCAGACAATAACACAGTTCTATCAGTAAAAAAAGACTCCGGTAGATTCATTGATTTTAGCAAAGGAATCACTGGTTCTATTGAAGATTTGATTAAGTTATCGTTAAACCTTAAGAATGTAGAAGAAGTAAAGGTTTGGATTTCTAATAAAAA